CATATTGGGATCATCACGGACAACCCATAATGCCACCAGATATGAAGCTAACAAAGGTAACAAAACATGAAAAAGGAGCATAGAGGATTTATTCCTCTTGCTCCGTATCTTCCACATATTCGATAAGGTCTTGTACTGAACTCAATCCGAGTGCCTTATATATCTTATTTAGGTTTTCGGGTGACCATGCCTTTGCTTTGTTATTGACGAGATCACTAATTGTATTAGGTCTGATGCCTGTCTTTATATGAAGTTTGTACATTGTCCAATCAGGCTTGTCTTCTAAAATCTTGTTTAGCTTAAGACGAATCATAAACTCACCCCTCCCTTTCAATATAACAAATAAGGTTTAACGAAACAAGTTAATAATAATCATTGACTATTAACGAAATTCGTTATAAAGTTATATTAACGATAAAAGTTTAACAATAATAGTTATATAACTTATGAGGAAAATTTTCCTGAGGGGTGGACCACAAAATGACTAAGAAAACAATTGATCTATCTAAACTGGACGATCAACATTTGGAGATTAGAGAAGCTATCGCCTTTTATGCGTCGCATACCATTTTACCATTCCATTTTTCTGCATCTGAGCGCGAACGCCATTATACAACCCTAGAACAAGCTGGTTATCTAGAAAGAATCACTTAATATCCGCAGCGTTACCGGATTAGTCATGAACTAAAATCGAGATATAGGAGGTGAGAATGAGCAATGGAACATCAGACATTTTGGAAACCTGAAAAGCAAGTCAAAGAAAAGAAGTCCTACAGCAGTTTACATCAGCAAAAGACAAAAGCTAAAAAGGAAGTTCCAGAATGGAAGAAGGGTATCCTTGCTCATCACCAAAAAGGTCAAAGTTCAAAGGACCGTTGTGAATTTGACACGGACGTACTTGCGGAAGTTATAGCAGAACAAGGAGAGATATGCCCTTGCTGCAAAATTGCACAATCAACCACTACACATCATGTTTGGCCGAGAGGTCGAAAAGGGCGAGGCGTTAAGAGCAACGCACTACGAGTATGTTGGCCTTGTCATGACAAAATCCAAACAACTGATGAACTGCTTCAATATTGGATTTCAGTATATCGTGAGAAATACGGTGATCACTTCTGGTTTGACGAAAAAGACTGGGAAGAATTCAACCACAAACAGAATATCCAGCAGCAGAAAGAGCATGAGAAGCAAGAACGACAGAATCAAATCAAGCCGGTTGTTGATCTACTAACTGCTGCCGCTGGAAGAAATCTCAAATCAAATGAATTGCGTCTGCTACAGTCCTTTGAAGATAGAGACATGGCAGTGTTCGCAAGTATGATGGCAGATGCGTTAGGAAGACCTGTAGAACTTGCACCTGTCTACAGTTACGGCGAACGATTTGAAGATTAGGAGTGTGTAGAATGGCTAAGGTTCGAGACGCTGCTTATCGGCAGAATCTGACCAATATAAGAGAAATGTCACCGATATTTGAATCACACGAGCTACAACTTTTCAGAAAGCTAGAAGAGGTAGATTATCTTATTGCTTGTATCTCTAGTGAGGCAACAACTTGTTGTGTGAGCTCAGATTACTGCCGTGAATATATTCGAATACACGTCACTGACATGATTGATCAAATAGCCGAGAAACGCGAAAAGGAATGGAAGTCTAAGTCGAGAAAAGCGAAGCGACGAACATCTTGATTCACATAACAACGTGAGGTGATTAATTAAATGACCGAAACAGAACAGCGCAGACACTTCCAGCGAATCAAATCCTTGAGTACCAATAAGTTTTGGAAGTACATGAACGTACTGCATACCCGAGCTTACACCAAAGCCGAAAACCATTATCAAGAGGCTATGGATATTGTATTAACACCAAAGCAAAAAGCAGCAGTAATTGCTAAGGCTAATGAGATTCGAGAGTTATGGGATGGCATGCCATCAATCACGTTGGATGCTACAGAGGATGCAGAAATGCGTGAGTTGGGAGTTTAAAACAAATTCGGGCATAGCCCATAAGGAGGCATAACCAGCATGAGCAGATCTATTAAGTTTCGTGGTAAGTCGAAAGAAACAGGCCAATGGGTGTATGGAGGTCTAGTGCAGGTGAATAGCGCCGGATCTTTGGCAATAGCCACTTTAGACAATAAAGGACACATTAAGCTACATGAAATTATTAAGGGAACTGAGGGACAATACAGCGGCTTAAATGACCGGAATGACCTTGAGATCTATGAGAGAGATATATGTAAAGCCGAAGAAATGTTATTCCCCCTTTCCGGTACTCGGACAGGGATCGTGAAGTATCATGATGGTTCGTTTCTGCTTGAAAATATGGATGGCAAGGACGGAGACTACCTGTTTAGTGAAACGGCTGAAACTACGGTCATAGGAAACATTCACGACAACCCGGAATTGCTCGGGAGAGAGGCGGCGAATGCATGACACCAGAACGGATAGAAGAGTTCAAACATTATTTCACGGATGAGCAGTTAGACGAAATGAGTCGTGAGTATCGGACAATGCCCACAGATGGCGAAGGATATGCCATTGAACCAGAGTATGAAGGGATGGTAGCGCGTGGAAATATCGTAAAGCTAGTATCTGATGTTAAAACTGCGAGGGCTGCTCTAGAAGAGTCACAACAACAAATTAAGGAACTCCAGGAAGGCAATCGATCTGCTTGCGAATCCCGAGATATGGCTTATCGATCCCGAGACGAAACTATTGTAACTAGCAATCAGCATTATAAACAGGCGTTCCTTCTGAACGAAGGATTGATAGAGGCACAGCAGACCATAACCCGACAACGGGAGGCGTTGGAGTGGTATGCGAACAAAAATAATTATGTGGTTGATATTGATAGCCAGTGGGAACCAATTATTTCGGCACTTGAAGATGAGGGTAACCGAGCTCGTGCTGCTATGGAAGGAAACAAGGAAGAGGTTTGTTGCTCCAATCCAAACGTACAGACCTTTAATAATGAGTTTGTAAGCAATACACGCTGCTGCATCAACTGCGGCAGGTTGTAACGGGAAGGGAGCGACAAGGCATGATGGTCTTCCTTTGTTTATGGGTTGCTGGATTATCAGGTTTTTACTGTGGGTACAAACAGGCTGAAATTAAGTACAAGCCGAGGGAGGATAAGTCATGACACAGTTACAGGTACAGACGATGATCAACGAAAAACTAGACTTTGCCCTAGCCGATCAACTGGGATGGGTAAACGCATGGGATGGAATTAGGCTCGTTTGGCTTGATGGGAAAACCAATGAATTTCGTTGCAAAGTTACAGACTGGCATCCTTCTACCGACCCTGCCGCCTCTCTAGAGGTAGAGAAGATAGCCATTGAACATGATTTTGACGCGTATGTGCAAAATCTAGCAAGCGTCAAATGGGGAGAACCAGATGATGACGTAGAGGACACAACCGTTTGGAATAAAACAATGCGAAAGTCCATTGCTGATTTGCTCACCGCCAGCCCCAGAGAGAGGGCAGAGGCTGCATATATGACACTAAAGTCATACCAAGTAGATAAGCAGTAGACGCAAACTGTTTACAAGCGAATTCTAAAAGAGCCCGTTTTGAGGCTCCAATATAAAAACCAACAGCTGTCTTAAACTGAGAAATAAAGTCCTAGACTACTGTTGGTTTATTGAACTGACGTTTCCAGATAGCTCAAGGACCAACTTAAAGGGGACTGCCTACCATCAACTCCAGGTGTTGAAGTTGGGAATATCATTCCGAATATACCTACACCCCCGTAGTAGGAGTACTCAGTCATAAGGTCCGTCTGTTGCCTTACAATCGATAGTTCATGTACTGAGAAAAACAAATAATTTTTACTTCGAAAACCAACAGGATCTAAAGGAGTGCTTCTTTGGAAATGGGTCAGTTCTTTCTTATAGACCCACTTTTCAAAATCCGAGCTATCAGGGTTTGTCCAAAGTAGAGCAAGTAAGACTATACCCACCACAAGAATCAGCAGTCTCAAACCGAGCCCCCCTATACAGAAAGTACACTTAATAATATGTATGTCGAGCTCAATTAGGAGATGACTTGTTTTCTTTGTATTAAGTTTATTCATCGAGAGTCATAGTGATTGTTGCACAGTACGAAGATACTGAGCCGTAGATGCATACTGCTCACTAGCGAATTCCAAAAGAGCTCGTTTTGAGGGCTCAAAACATATCAGGCTTTTCAATTTTAATTGATGCTACTTCTCCGCACTTTTTACAAAATGTAAATATAACCGGCGAGCCAAAAGAAAAAAATTTACCGATTGGCATTAGGTTAGCAGTCCCATTGTTCACTTCACCTTTAGCAAAGGTAGTACTTCCACAAGCTTTACAAGTTAAGTTTTCTTGATTCATAATAACCATCCTCAATAAAATATTTAACAATTAATACGAATTATCCCAAAGGTAGGTTTCATTATTAAAAAGTACTAATGAACAGTACGCAGATACACCACAATACCAATCTATTAAGGGGTGAGAGGATGCGGTGGGTTAAAGTTTATTTCAACAAAGACCAATATGACGAATGGAGAAGTGGTACCGGTTCTGCAATAGGATATTTAGAAGAGGGCGTAAACGAGTTTAAGGATATGGAAAAGCGCGGCATTAACTGTGATCTTAAGAATGATCCACTGGATCACATGACAAAAGTCTCTCCAAATCGCATACGTGAAATTCCATGGACACCGTTTGGAGTATACGTCGATTAGGTTTTGCCGATAGGCCAACGAATCGACCGAACAAGCCCAAGCCGTATAAGGGGTAGAGAGGAATAATACCTCTCTATCTACACAAGGAGGATATACAACGTCACCTTGTCAAAATCGACTCAAATTATTCCGGAAATTATTCCAGGGCACACCAATAACACCTAGGAGGGGTAAACGTGATATTACAAACATTCAAAGCTTGGGACAAAGTATATAAGCAAATATTCGATGTTCATTCCATAGATTACAAAAATGAATGTGCATGGCTAGATAAGGAAGGGTGGGACGGTGGAGAACGCTCTTTTAAAATTATCGAACTACTGCCTATATCCGGTATTCATGACGATCACGAAATGGAAGAACACGGATATACCGAACTGAAATTTGGGGACGTGCTTCAATTACAAGACTTCAGATGCAAACTACATTACGAAACTGGCGGCTGGATGCTTGTATCAGATCATTTTGAAGACGGATATGAATGGGTTGGTGATTGGTTAGAGAATGATGGTCAGTTTACTTGGATTCCGGATAGTAAGTTTATAGGGAATATCTTCGAAAGTCCAAATCTGTTGCGGGAGGAAACCCAATGACCCAAAGAGACTGGCAAAAGGATATGGAGATGTGCCAAGGATTTCTAACTGATCAAGGTTGGTCACGTAGGGACTTGATTGCAGAGCAACCGCAGATGTCTATGTACTGGCTCCAAGAAGCCAAAGAGCGCGGAGAACGGGAACAACGGCTGAAAGAGGAAATAAAGGAAGCGATGCCATTCATGAGAGAAGGAATGAGGACTCATTTTCGAGTAATTATTGCCACCCTTTACCCAGATACCCCAGCACCCAAGGAGGGCGAAGACACCGATTGGATTAACGAAGAGACTTGTGCCCGTTGTGGAAGAAATAAGCCCGTTGGAGGATATGAATGGTGTTCTGAGTGCCGACCGGATTTGAAAGCCAAGGAGGGCGAATAGATCATGACATCAGAATCTGCAGCGAACGCACTTAAAGAAATGTCGAAGATGTTCAACTGTTCTTATATAACAGCATGGGGGAATTATATGCACCCAGCGATTACAGAGAAATTCACTTTTGATGAAGTCATGAAGCACATTAAAGGTGAGGAAGGAGATAACCAATGACACAAGAAACGCCAGAAATCGCATTAACACCGGATCAATATAAAGCCATCATGCAGGAGATATGGAAGAACCACCGCTTTGCCCGTTCAGACTTCAAACATAGTAAATATATCAAGTATGTCCGTCCAAACTGGGATATGCGAGATGGGATGTGCTTCGCTATCTCATTCGATCAGGATAAAAAATCATTTAACTCAGGATACGGAGAAACAGAACCTATGTATGACCGCATTATGAAATGGCTGAATGAACCATGGGAGGGATCAAAGCGATGAAACGATATAAATGGTGGTTTTATGTATTTAATTTCTCGGCTGACAACAAGGTCGGTAATGGAAACGGAATGAGACGATTTAAAAAGGCACCTACTGTACTCGATTGGATTAGTGTTGCGCGAGATGTAGAAAAGAACTATCGACTTCCAAAAGGCAGTGTTGTCATAACAAACTACCAACCGGTTACTAAATAACACAAGGAGGCCAACCAATGACACTCACAAGGGAAGAGATACTGGCGATGGAGCCGGGGCGGGAACTGGATATGCTTGTGAATCAACACCTATTTGGATATAGCGTTCGTTCACATTTGGCTTACAAGGAAGGGATGAAAATAGACAGAACAGATTTTTTACCATCCACTTTCTTGCCAAATGCTTGGGAAGTAGTAGAGAAGATGCGCGAGACACATATCTATGAACTTGCTGACTTTGGACGGAACAAATACAAGAAAGCTCAACACTTCGCTGCATTCCACTCACTGGATAGACCACGAGATTACGAACGACAGGTAAGGGCTAAGAAGTTACCGGAAGCAATATGTAAGGCTGCATTATTGGCTGTACTTAACTTATAAGGGGGCTACAACGTGATTGTTCAGATAAAATTCCAAGGTGATTTGACTATGATGTTCGGAGACTCATACAAGCCGTGGCGGGTGCAATTCGATGAATACTGCTGGAGTAACAAAGAGTACCTAGGAGAGATTGAAGAAGTGTCTTGTTGCTCGGATGAATGGATCGGCTGGGGTGGGTTGAAGTGGTGTGCGTCTGAAGTCTTCCAGCACCAGTTAAACCGTGAGGGGTGCCAAAGCACTGATCCAGATAACCCAAATGCTAGACAATATGATGATATGAAGTTTGTATTTGATTCAAAGGTTGCCAGAGTAGCCCAACGCATTATACAGGACGCAAGGAACGGACTAACAGATAACCGGCTACTGCTGAAAGGCATCTTACCAAAAGGTGCGTAAAACCACTTATAAGGGGGCTGAGACATGTGCAAAGTTACAAGAATGCCTAAGTATCCCTGTACATTTTGCCGAAAGAACGAAGCGACTCAATTATGTGACTTTGTAGTCGGTTACTCTTGGACATCTGCTAAAGATGAACGGGGACGGATGATAGGTGGCCATCATGAAACTTGTGATAACGCTATCTGTAAAGATTGTGCAACAACGGTTTCAGGGTTTGAGTTTTGCCCATCTTGCAACAAACTACATGCTATGGTCCAAAAGCAACACGATCAACGCAAAAGCAAAGTAAACATTGATATAGCATTTGGGAGATACGAACCAATCCATGAGGTATAAGGGGGAGAAGAGGAATAATGACAAACGATGATGTTAGTGATTTCAACTTATACGACGAGGATTTTGAAGAATTCCAGCGCCGAGGTATGGAAGCTTACGGCATAACAGAAGATCAATTATCCGTAGTAACACCGAATAAAATCCACTCTATACTGACAGTAAACATATAAGACAGCCGTAGAGAGGAGAATTATCCATGATTGAAGTATTACCAGCAATAGAGAGCGACTTTAATCCTAAGAATGATGTTGAATTGATTTCCCAAGTGTATCAGGTGCAGTTTTTCGAAAATGCAGATCATGAAGATATTCGAAAAACCATTTGGTTGCTGAACAGTTACCGGACAATAAAAGGATTAGTAGATAGTTATGAATTTGTACTTAAGCAACCACAGGAGAATGGACTAAACGATTTTGATATGGCTGGAGTAGAAGGAGCAGTAAAGAGACTAGGTTCAAGTGATTCGATATCCAATCTGCCAGCCAATGTACTCATAGCCAAAGAAACACGTCATAATAACTATCTTCTTTATAAACGAGTTACAGAAGCTGTAGCGCACGCAGCTAATAACATCATCGATCCACATGAACATAAGATTGTACAACTACTCTTTGTAGGAGAAAGAAAATATCGATACAAGGATGCCGTAGAGTACATGCGAAAGGGATACAAAACGGTTGCTTATGGCATCGAAGCTACTACATTTGCAGAAAAGCGCCGTAAGGTTATCGCATCCCTTGCGAACACGCTACTATTCAATGGAACACTGGATTACGTTACTATCGATTATGGAAGAGGACGTAACCAAGAAGGTGAAATAGGATTGAGACAGCTTAACAGCCGCGAAGGGTAGATACCTTGAGCGGTATTTTTTTGCTTTTTAACTTGAACCCCTAATGATAATATGTGTTCATACCGCAATGGGAGGTAGGCAAGATGAAATATAGAAGAGTTGAGCGATTTACAAAAGAAAAATTAATAGAAGGAATTAAGGAGCACGAATCTGAATTTGGAGAACGTCCAGAAGAGATAAGGATGCGCAATGAAACATGGCATGAATTGTTCAACTTTCATGAGGATGAATCTGCAAATAGTAAAACTGAGCCTATTTTTTTTCAAGGTATTCCAATAATAATTGATGAAAATTTAGCGAATGGGATAATTCTTGAACTTGTCGGTTCCCCATCTGAATAATTAAACTCAAATTCCGTAGCGTATCAGCAACAAGCCCCAAATATAATAAAGATACCGAGGCGAGAGCTTCCGTACTACTCCATTTCTGGTTGCGGCAATCTGTGACGGGACATCACACCGCAGCTCATACCCGAACACCTCCTGGGCAACCGTGATCTCAGCGGCTAAAGATATGGATCGAGAACGTGAACCGGATGCGTAAATAAATAACCGGGTCGAACTACTAATTGGAGACAGTGCACAGAGGGGAATACCCCGAAGCATTAAAGGTGCACAATGTTGCCCAAGCCGGGGCATGGCGGATTAGCGGTAGCCGCATGTTACAAATTACCGCTTAATGTTAAGTGACATACCGAAGCGCTTACGGATAAATAAGCGCATTATAAAAACAGTCGATGGCCTTCTGCATAGGCACATGCTAAGGGAACACTCCTGATAAGAGTGTTAGACCAAGCATCATCGGCTGTTTTTATGATGCGATGTAGTTCTAAAACAAAGAATGTTGGAAGTGAAATTTATTAAGATTACTTTAAATGTCTGTAAATAAAGGGAAATGTAAAATTAAGTCGAAAATAATAATGGGTATATATGACTACTTAGGAGGATATTTCAGATGAAAGACAAGGTAAAAGGTTTAATACTTGGACTCACAATTGGGACAATGGTTACAGGAGCATCAGTATTTGCCGCGAATACTACAAAGATCGAGGTTGTATACGATAATTTAAAGTACATGGTTGATGGTGTACAGAAAGTTCCTACCACGGGTCAGGGATTTATTTATCAAGGTACAACTTATGTACCTCTTAGATTTGCGGCTGAAGCGACTGGAAAAGAAATATCTTGGGATAGTAAAAATAAAACCATCTGGATTGGACAAAAAGAAGGGGAATTCAAATATCTGAGTGATCTTACTTATGCAAGAATGGATGGAGGTAGTGGATATTTAGATCTAGATCAAAATTATTCTAGAGGAAAAATCACAATTGCGGGGAACGAATACCAAAAAGGCATAAATGCCAATCTTTCCTTTACATCGGAGAGCGTTGGCGTAGATTATAATTTTAATGGAAAATATAAAAAATTCACAGGATATATAGGTTTAGATGATAATACAAAGAATTATTCAGGGGATGTAAAAATAACATTTATCGGTGACGAAAAAGAGATAACCCATTTTATTGTAAAAGGTGGGGATAATCCACTTCCTGTAAATATAGACCTTACTGGAGTATTGAAATTTAGAATTATATTTGAAACTTCTGAAAGACTCTTTGAGAATGCTTATGGGGCAATCGGGGAAGCTAAAGTATTCAATTAAATTATTACTGAATGTTTATTCAGAGTCAAATATCGCAGGGAAAGTGTATCAAATCAAATATAAGGTATACATAACGTATATATTACCCACGAGCGCCTAATAAGGCGCTTTTTCTTTTGTCTGGAAAATTGAGCTTAACTCTAGAATGGAGGTGATGAAATGAAATTCGTACAACCAATACGAGATCCTAAAAAACTAGATGCCATAAAAAAATATTTGTATTTTAAGAACATTCGTGATTACATCATGTTTTTTGTTGGGATTAATACAGGCTTCCGTATTTCAGATATTCTTCCCCTTACGGTGCGCGATGTTAAAGGGACACACATAACGATCACAGAAAAAAAGACCAAGAAGGTAAAGAGTGTACTGATTCGAAAATCGCTTCGCAAGGCTCTTGATGAATACATCAAAGATAAAGCAGATCTTGAATATTTATTTCCCAGCAGGAAACGTAAAAGAGGTAAGGAACATCCCATTTCACCGAATATGGCATACAAAATTATTAAAGGTGCAGCTAAAGAACTTAATCTTGAAGAGATCGGTACCCACTCCATGAGAAAGACATTTGGATATAGATTATATCTCGAAACGAAAGACATAGCGTTACTAATGGATCACTTTAACCACTCGGAAGAAAAGATAACTTTGAGGTATGTCGGACTACTTCAAGACACCTTAGACGATGCTCTAGAGGACTTTGAACTCTAATGAATTCACTATAAAAGGGCAATGATGAATTCAATTTGGGGAATAAAGAACAAAACAAATCACATCAAGGGAAATCCGCGCTTTACGAATGACATACAATATATACTGTAGTGAATTCAAATACCATTTATTAGTAAAATATAACTATTTCCGAAGCCTGAGAAAAATCTGAGGCTTATTTTCATTAGTAACGTTTGACCAATTTAGACCTTCACAAAGTGAATCCAACTCAAATATGTAGTAGAACAGAGGTGAAGTTAGTTGACAAGGGAAAAAAGCCCGGATCGAGAGAAAGCGCTGAAGATCTGGTTAAAAAGTGGGCGACAGAAGAAATTGAGCGAGATTGCAGCAGAGCTTGGTCTCAATCCTTCGATGGTTCGCAGATGGAAAAGCGTTGATAAATGGGATGAGATACCTCCCTCCGGTAGACCACGGGGAGCAAAGAAGGGTAATCAGAATGCCAAGGGAAATAAAGGGGGCATAGGCGGCCCTGAAGGAAATCAGAAAGCACTAAAACATGGATTCTTCAGTAAGTTCATGCCTCAAGACCCCGAATTCATGGAGATACGCGAGATCGTTGAAACTATGAGCCCAGCAGATATGATCTGGGAGAATGTTCTTAGTCTGTATCAACGACTTATCTGGGGTAGGCGTATCACTTTTGTTAAAGACAAGAAAGATGTTACGAAAGTTTTAACGAAAGATAAACCCGGTATGTTCGGGGATGAGAAAGAATGGGAGTATCAGCACGCCTGGGATAAGTACAACAGCGCTATAAAAGCTGAGGCTACTGTTATGAAGGAGCTTAGATCAGCAATAAAGCAGTTCGTTGAGATCGCTCCAGAAAAAGATGAACGCCGTTTGAAGTTGCAAAGAATGAAGTTGGAAATTGAGAAGTCGAAACTTGCTATTGAAAAACTGAAGAAAGGCGATGGCAACGCTGACGATGATCTTATTGAAGATTGGGTAAAGGCGGTTGAGGCAGATGTTTAATGATTCCCCTGAGACTAAGCGGCGGTTCATGGCTTTCAAAAAGAGGATACCAGTCTATCGCAAGGACCCAGTTCTTTTTTGCAAGGAGATATTAGATTTCAGCGCAGATGAATGGCAAGCAGCTGTGTTAATGGACATTGCATCTTCACGGCTGGTATCTGTTCGATCAGGACAAGGTGTGGGTAAGACAGGCCTTGAGGCCAATGTCGCATTGTGGTTCCTTTCATGTTTTCCTTTTCCGAAGGTAGTTTGTACGGCACCAACGCGGCAGCAGCTGCATGATGTTCTTTGGGCTGAAATTAGCAAATGGCAAGAAAAGAGCCCGTTGCTGAAGCGAATTCTTAAATGGACCAAAACGAAAATATATATGCGTAAAAATGAAGAACGTTGGTTTGCAACTGCTCGGACGGCCACAAAGCCTGAGAATATGCAGGGGTTTCATGAAGATTACATGTTGTTCATTGTTGACGAAGCATCGGGTGTCGATGATCGAATAATGGAAGCAATTTTAGGTACATTATCTGGTGAGTATAATAAGCTGCTAATGTGTGGAAACCCAACACGCACTAGCGGCGTTTTTTATGATTCGCATAATAAGGATCGAAGTGACTACAAAACACATAAGGTCTCATGTTTGAATAGCCCGAGAACCAGTAAAGAGAACATCGCCATGCTCAAGCGTAAATATGGCGAAGGTTCCGATGTATGGCGAGTGCGGGTAGAAGGGGAGTTTCCGCGAGGCGAATCTGATACATTTATCGCGCTGGAAGCTGCTGAGTTCGCTAAGAATGAAGTTCGTATTGAATCTAAAGGTCAAAAGCTCATTGTTGGCGTGGACGTTGCCAGATTTGGCGATGATGAAACCACGATATACGGACAGATTGGTGGCAAGGTAGCGAAAAGTCACTTCCACCATAAACAGGATACTATGACCACTACTGGTTGGGTACTGAGGCTCGTAGATGATATTAAGGCTGAGCGGACTGAAGTGTCCGAAGTAGAAATCAGAGTTGATGATAGCGGTATAGGTGGTGCGGTAACCGATCGATTAAATGAGCTCAACGATGAAAAGGGTCTTGGCTACACAATCATTGGCGTGAATAACGGATCTTCAGCAGAAGACCAACATTACGGAAACCTTGGGTCAGAAATGTGGGGCCATATTAAAGAACTACTGGAAGAGAACATGAGTAACTATATGCTGGGCGTTCTAGGTGTTCTCGAACTGCCGGATGATGAGAAACTGGTTACACAATTAACGTCCAGAAAGTGGCGTATGGGTAGTAATGGTAGGATCTATTTGGAGCGAAAAGAGGATATGAAAAAGCGAGGTCTACAGTCACCAGATAGAGCGGATGGATTTGTATTAGCTTTTGCAAACATCATCACTGATTCTGGATTTTCATTTGGATAAAAATCAACATTGTGTGCACAAGAAAAATAATACAGTTTTTCCTATGGAAATGTCGTATATTTACTTATAAAAACAAATATACGAAAGGAAGAAAAAAATATGAATCATATTATACCTGAAGTACATTTGGTGAAATTTACTTGCCCATATTGCAATACTCTCTCCCAACAAAAGTGGAGTGATGTTTATCTTTATGAGGGAGATAGTGGTGCCTTTTTCAATACAACAATTTTTAATCGGGATCCTATTGAAGAGATCAATAGTTCCACTTGTGAAGCATGTGGCAAACATCATATTTGGATAGATGGGAAAATGATCCAGCCAGATTCTTCCGGAGTTCCATTCCCAGCAGAAGATATGCCGGAAGAATTAAAAATAATCTACTTTGAGGCGAGAGAGGTTTTCACCAAATCACCAAGAGCATCGGCTGCACTATTGAGATTAGCGCTCCAACATCTTTGTCAACATTTGGGCGGAGAAGGAAAGAATATCAATGATGATATAGCTAAATTAGTAAAGGCAGGATTGGATGCAAGAGTTCAAAGATCTCTAGATATAGTGAGAGTAACTGGCAATAATGCTGTTCATCCGGGTCAATTAGACATTGTTGATAATAACGATATCGCAGCAAGGTTATTTGGTTTGCTGAACTTTATTGTAGAGGCTATGATAACACAGCCTAAACAAATAGAGGCCTTTTTTAATGAACTTCCTCAAGGAGCTAGAGAAGCGATTGAAAAGAGAGATGCGTAGCTGACAACAACAGGATTCAAAATGCCAGACGAGATACTTCCCTAGTATTGGAGGTGTCACAATAAAAAAGATTTTTATCAATTTGGGAGGGGTAAATGTAATGGATTTATCACAAGAGACGCATGTGATTGATTCGACAACGAAAGACATAAACGATGGAAAAGTTTTTACCGCATTTTTAGATATTTTAGGATTTAAAGAACTTGTAATGAATAATACACATAGCGACTTAAATGAAATATTTAGTAATGCCATCAGCGGTACAATAGATTTTATTGAGAAAACTTCACGTGAAACTTTTGATAAATTCACTATGAAAGAAAGTCTGTTTTTTTTGATGGTTTCAGATAGCATAATAATCTGGACTAATGATTTATCTGAAATTAGTTTTCTTGCAATAGCTCTTGCTACTAGCCAGTTAACTGCATTGTGTATGAGTAGAGGAGTTCCATTACGTGGAGGAATATCGACTGGTGATATAAGCGTAGTTAGAAGTGGATCATCCATGAATGTTTTTGGGAATTCAATAGTTAATGCTTATGAATTGGAGAATAAACAAGAATGGTCTGGGGTGATTGTGAGTGATTCATGCATAAATCTAGGACATGTAAGTAATTCAGAAGAATTAAAAACGTTGCTTGAGAACAGAGTAATAGTTACTTATGAGGTTCCTATGAAAAGCGGAAAGATAAGACCGTATCATGTATGCAATTGGACACATATGTTTCACGAGAGAGATTATTCTTCCGATGTAATAGTGTCAGCCTTTGCATCACATAATAAAGGAACTGATAACTGGGGAGTTAAAACAAAAATGAATAACACGATTGATTTTTATAATAAAGAAGGTGTTTTTTTGAAAAAAACGTAGTAACACCGAATAAAAGCAATGATATTCTCAATTCATAGAAGTATAACGAAGAAGGTCAGGAAACTTTTCCTGCCTTCTATTTTTATGTCTGGAGGAAAGATTCCCGTGGAAAAAACGATGAAACATGAGTGCCAGCAAATGAAAGAGTATGGCTATCCTGTTCAGGAGATTAAATTAGACACTCCTAAAGACCAAAATTGGGAGATGGAACTTGGTTCGATCCACGACCCAATTTGTATACTGTTCATCTCGTACTGTCCATTTTGTGGAGAAAAATTGGACGTGGTTGCATACGCGCAAGAGAAAATCCGTAGCAAAACTGAATAAATCGAGTGTTAATCTTAATTCATAGAAGTCTGCAAGGAAAGGAGGAAGCGCCTTGGGTGTAAGACAAATAATCATTGACTGGCTTGCAGCAGGACGAACAAAGAATGAGCCGGAGCGACAGACTGAAGCTTACTCGCAAGCATGGGGTTACTTAAATCGAAACGGGAATAATCAACCAGCAGTTAAGCGAACGCCAGCCAACCTTAGGTTACTGAGCGAATCACCGATACCACGTCGAGCAATCAATGTAATTAAGGATGGGATTACTAAACTTAATTGGTCTGTGGCTGCTATTGATGAGAATGATAATGAAAAGTACAAAGAAATATGTAAACTTATAGAACGATCCTTGCTTAAACCAAATTCAGGAGATTCGTTCCGGTCATGGCTTGAGCAAACTGTTGAAGATATGTTGGTGTGTAGTGCTGGAAGTTCAGAGATACTAAAGGCGGGAGATCCACTCCGACCTTTTCGAATGTATCCAGTGGACACATTCTCCATTGATCTATATCCGCAATGGGATGGAAAACCCGACTCGTATCGATTTGCTCAGCGGATTAACGGACAATATGTTCACCTTACTGCTTCTGAAATGATGTACATTCGTATGAATCCAAGAACAAGCACACCATTTGGGCTTTCACCGTTAGAAACCGTATGGGAATCAGCGGAGAACTTTGTTTCATCTCATAAAACAGCTGGTAATCAGACGAAAAACACCATTCTCAACAAAATACTCAACCTTGGTACAGGTAAAGACGGAAACAGTATTGATGCGAAAGCATTTCGAACGTATTGGGATGCAGAGGTCCAGGGAAAAGGCATCATACCTATAATTAGTGGTTTTAATCCATCTGTCTTAAACTTGGGTGCGACTGACGATAAATCTTTATTCCTTGAGTGGCAACGGTTCTTGATTGAGATAATAGCTATCTCATTTGGCGTATCGCCTAAGAAACTAGGCCAGACAAAGGATGTTAACCGTACCACAGCGGATAGTGAAGACGAAGATACAAACTCTACGGTTCAAAATATAGCCGAAAATATAGTTGAACATATAAACAACCATATCATTGATGGCATCTTTAAAATGGGAGGCGTACTCGAATTCAAGTTCCTGTATGCAACGTCATTGAAGGATCTAAAGACTCAAGCAGACATCGACGCTATCTATCTTGATCGAAGAGTAGATACACCGGATGAAGTAAGAGACAAGCGAGGAAAGAAGGCACTCCCTAATCAACATGGCGAGGTGTTATTACAACCGAGTAAGCTCGAAGTCATTGATATCAATTCAACACAGGAAGAACTTACAACTGCGAAAGAGCCGCCGTCAGAGCCTCCAGAAGTCGAGCCTAATAAAGAAGATCCAAACACCGAGCAAACGTAACGGTGTTTTTATTTTGCCTTGAAGGGGGGTGAGAACCAAAAATGCTAAAGACATTGAAAATGAGTAATTCGAAAATGCGCGTTCAGGATTTCAAACTATCTGATGCTGGCGGCCATCCCAACAAGGTGCCATTCAAATGCGTATTATTCACGGTTGATCAACCCAGTGATGGCTCGCCTTCAGGGGCAGGCGGGAAATTAATCCGTATATCTTCAAGCGTCTGTGATCAATATCTTCAAACTTTTGTAGGAATGGCTCTGAATATCGATTACGCAACAGGAATGGCTGACCATGAACCACGTTTCAAGGTGGCCGTGATCGATAAGGCTTACCGTTCTATGGATGGATGCGCCTGGGTAGAAGGATACATTTACGGCAAGGACTTCCCGGATGTCGTAGCGACAATTCGTTACTACAACGGTCTGGCGGCTGAATACAACTGGTCAGAGTACAAGTTTGGCGCATCGCTTGAAATGGAAGCTTCGGTTCAAAACGCTACAGACATGGAAAACGTGCTTGATGTAATGGAATTCTGCGGAACTGGTGCTGCGATCCTATTCGCCGATGCCGCTGCTTATAAAACAACCAGTTTTGCAGCAAGGAACAATAAACCCAAAGAGGAGGATGTTGAAATGACACCTGAACAAATCAAAGCCATGGAAGATGGCATGAAATCATTGCAGGAAGCAATGGGAGGTATTACAGCCAGTGTGCAAAGCGTTGTAACTGAAGTAGGTACTATCAAAACTGATCTGGCGAGCATGAAAGCAGCTAGTAGTGAGGCGGATCAGAAAACTGAAGAAGAAAAAGCTGCTGCTGATCTTAAAGCGGCAAAAGATGAGGCTGAATTATTGAAGCAAGAACTAGCCGAACTCAAAGCAAAGGGGGCACCTCCAGCAGAGCCAGAGCGCAAAACCTTTTCGGCTTCACAGTTGCTTTCTAAGTATGGGAAGGAACTACAGGAGGGAGAAGGCACAGACCACGCCTCTTTCTGCGCGACAGTCGATCGGATGAATCTAAGTGCCTCGGAGTCGATTGTACTGAAAATGAAACATCGTGAAATGAACACACAGTCCTAATTTATCAATTCTTAATTTGAATTAAAAACCATTTGTAATTATAAGGAGAGTGTAAAAATGAGTGTTTCTCAAACTCAATGGATCGACTTGGCAGCAGCGGCACAGATTATTGCTCCAGGTTCAATTGTTGTAGACGAATATCAAAAGGAAATTACTGATGCAATGAAGCGGAACTCCATCCTTGATGGACGAATTAACTACGTTCCGGCAACGGGTGATTTTACAGCTTACTTCGAGCAAACCGAATTGAATGGCGGTGCATTTACTGATCCGCGAAACCCCACCTCTACAGCAACTAGCAATGCAAGAGTCCCAAGATCCGCGAAAGTAAAAGCTCTTACCAACGCGACTAACTTTGGTCATTACGACATCACATTGGGTCAACAACAAGGGAATTTCACAGAATTGCAAGCTAAAGACGTTAACGATATGATCAACGGCATTACATTAGCACACGGCAAAGGATTATGGAGAGGTAATGATACTGCTCTAGCAACGCCTACTACGTTTCAATATGTGGGTCTTCAAAAGCAAATCACCAATACCTTTGAAATTCTTCCTGATGCCTCCATCATAGCAGGTATTCGTGCTAAAGTTGCGGCTATGGTTGGTTCTGAAAAGTTCGAATTACGTCCAACTGCGATCTACATCGATCCGATTGCGCACTACTATTTGGAAGAAGAAGAGCGTGAAGCAGCGAATAATAACACTCAAATCGCTGGATTAAGCAAAACAGTAGTCGCTGGGCTGGAAGTCAGAGCTGTAATGACATCAGCAGGAATTTTGCCGATTATCCCGGAACCATTCATCACCTCGTCTGTTAATTCAGCTGATGCAACTAAAACGGATTATGGCATCGTCATTGTGACAGAGCCGATGCTTGAATATCACTATGTAGGCAAAAAAGACGCGTATGTCTTCCAACTCGGTACGACTTCTGACCTACAGATGAAATTCGTAGGTATTAAATATGGTTGCCCGATTGCAAAGGGTGCTTCTTATGCACATGCAGCTGGAAAAATCATTCGTCCGACAATTGCAACTATCGGCTAGTAGCTACTAAATTCAATTGGCGGCCCTTGTGGTCGCCTATTTTACTCAAAAAGGAGCTGATAAACGTGCCAAAACAAAAACCTCAAGACGAAGTTAATGAAGGAACTGAACAAAAAAATGAAGAACCTTCTGCTGGAGAACTGAGCAGTGACGATCAATCATTGTCAGGTGCAGTAGCATTACAAACAAACGAACCAACACCAACTACCGAATCAATAAAACCAACTACAGAAAAACCAGACGTTGAGGAAGTTAAACCTGAACCCGAAGTTGTTACGTTGAAAGGTTGGGAGGATGGTCGAGAAGGGACTCATAGCATACACACTAAAAAGGGTGTATTTAATTTCGTTAATGGCAAAGCGTCTTTCTCTTCTGTCATAGCAACTGAACTTCGTGAAGCTGGTTATATTGAATGAGTCAATATCTAACTGTAGAAGACACCGACTACGTACCCGCAGGAGTGGTTCTGACCCTCCCGTTAATCATTAGGGCTTCCGCTATTATTGACGGGCACAGTAAGCGTGAGATCGGCGTTAAGAGCTACATTGAGCGCATACCATTGACCAATCAGCGAGGACATTTATCTTACTACCCTGTAAAGGAAATTTCAGCGGTTAATGGCAGATCAGCATATGGCATCACCGGAGATAACTTCTTTGGTATTCCAGGCTTCGTTACTGCTGACCTCACTACCTTGGATGTGGACAAGGAGATTGGCACTGTAATGTGCGGAGGTTCACCATTCGGAATGCCGTATGCAGAGTTGGAAGTTACTTACACCAGTGGATGGGACCCCATTCCCGAAAAAGTGAAGGTAGCTTGTGGGTTGCTCGTTGCTCAGTTATCTGGCAATTCAAACACAAACGTTAAGTTGAAAAAAGACGTTGACTCCACGATTGAATACTTTGGAAACAGTCTGATCACTCCAGAGATAGCGGATCTGCTATCTGAGTATCAGCATTGTTCCTTCAGGTAGGTGAGTGTATGTTTCATGAATTCTCGCACCGACATACTCCTTGTACAGTGAACGGACTGCCGGAAGCAGTAATACTGTCTCGCGGATCAAGTGGATCTTCTCAATATGGTAGGGAATCAGATTACATTGGTCGTTTTGCTCCTGAATCGACAGTTGTGTCAGGAGCATTGATAGAAACAGGAGAAACATTCCTTGTCTGTTCACAACGCCCCACGCCAGAACGCGATAAATATTGCGGGATGGTAAAGACGAATATGATTGTCAAAATTCAGCGGTATAGTCAGAAATATGATGAGAATTACAATCCTATCGGCGACCCTGAGTTTCTGGACATTGAAACGGAAGTGTATTCATTTGTCCGTTATGTCACAGGAGAATTAAGACAAGAAGATCCTGGACTATTACCAACTTCAACGCATCTAGTTCGTTTGCAAAATACAGTTGATGTTCGTCGTCCTGATGATCCCTCATTGTTTAATCCTGATCGCATCATATTGAATGGAAGCCCGTATCGGGTTGATGTGATTGACGATATCCAATTTCCCGGGCTTTACCAGATCCAGTTATCGGAGGATATGCGATGATTAGCGGATACGATACTTTAAGAGCTGCTAAGGATCTAGAGAACAAGCTAGCTATTGAAATTACTGGACTTACTAAATTGATTTTACTCACTGCTAAAGGTGGCATACGCTACTATCCAGCAGTACGAGATAAACTTCAAATGGAAATGTTAGTACTAGCAAACCAGATGATATCAGGAGACGTTACAGCGGATTACTGGCAAGCTTGGCTTGAACAGTTTGGTAAAGGTTCTTTGATGGCCGATGTTTCTCAAAACCCCGGGCTAGTCACCTATATGAATAGTGACGCTTGGAACCGACTGAGATCGCGGAGTAGCAAGGTTGTCGTAGGGCGTGGACAAGGGAACTATAAAAGCATTGATGGCACAATGCGGTTCTCAGGTGGTGGTTATGCGGGAGTGGATTTAGAAGAATTGGCTGAACGCGGTGACATAGACCCAAAGTTCAAGCCAACGCCACCAACGTTTTTCCTACGAGTGGCAATTCAGTCTAATCGGAATCGAATTCTTCAAGGCATTGCTGAAGTAATCGAAAACTTTCCTTACCATCGTTACTTTACGGAGGTGAAGGAGTGAGTCTACAACTGATTGACGCTATCCAGAACACACACACGGCAGATAGCGAGTTCATGGCGCTGTTGAAGCTTACTCTCTCGCCTACCCCTGAAGAAGTAGTCAAGCGCTTTGCCAAGGGCGTAGAGCCCGAGATAACGGTCACGAAAGAGACTGTGCCACATCTATGCCAATACATCATGCCAGGGGGATTTGCACGTAACCACCTTGTATTCCAAGGAAAGTTCTGCCTCGACTTTTATGGTAAGACTGGTTATGAAGCGAAGCTATTATTCCAACGATCATTTGAACTTTTGCATGATAAGCGGATCGTTCAGCCTAAGTTCCACTCATATTTGTGCGTGTTGGCTTACGATGGTGACTTTGCAACAGGGATCAGCGGGGTTAAAGGCTATAAAGGTATCTACGATATCGACTATATCCGTATGAATTGAGGAGCAAGCATGGAGAAAGAAGCTGCTAAACTATTGAATGAGGCAGTGCGGAACACTGCAAAAACGATGTAGACAATCGGGCAAGCATTGAAAAATGTCTTGAAAGGATTGGTGGATTAGTTGTGATAGATAAATTGGATAAAAAAGAAGAGAGTTCTGAACTTGAA